CGGCTTCCTTGCTCCAATACGAGTCGGCGAATCCACGTGTAGCTTTCTCAGCAGCTCGATCAGCCATTGAGAAGTACGCTTCCGCGAGATAGCGGGCGATTGGGTCCATACTCACCTCCTTTCCATGGTCTCACGTTGTTGTTGTGTCATGCACGTATTGTCGCATCCACGGATCCCGAGTACAACTGACCTGAGTCCCAATATTAGGAGCCCCATTGGGACGCTCAAAAAGCCTGCTAGTTGGCACCTTGAGGACGGTCGATCTATTGTGGTAATATGCTGGGCGTGGATAGCTTGCCTGTGATACGAACCGAAAGCTCCAAGAGACGCCGAATCCGACGACTGATCTCGTTGGGTTACACCGCTGATGAGGTTGCCCTCAAGCTGGCCAAGAACGATGAGCGCAGAGCAAAGATGTATCTCTTCCTCATGGGGAAGATGGCCGCGGATGATATGGCCATGCAGCTGGCCCTGGGGACGGGTTCTAAAGGCATGATGATGCTCGGTCTTCCTGCAACTTCAATGGCCGTGGTTCGTAGGGCTTCCAAGGGCAACATTCCCGCGGCCAAACTCCTCTTCGAGGCCACAGGCTTCCATAGTCCGCACATCCAACACGAGCATAGTGGGGACATCAACATCACCATCCACACTGCCCCGCGTCCCGAGCGGACACTTGATCTAGTGGACGCCGACGTTGTGGAAGACTAGAACTGGCATGAGACCCAGGTCCGGGGAGCTGGCCACATCCAGCGGGGCCGTCAAACGCGCGGGAGCCGGAATTGGCATGAGACGGAAGCTGGCCTCGGCCGCGTAGGAACGCACGAGTCTCCGGCCGGTATTGGCATGAGACCATAGCTGGCCGGGGCCGACCTCAGGGCCTTCGGCCCTGGCTCCGCGGGAGCCACCCCCCTGAGGTTCGGGGGCGGCGTACGCGTGCGCGAACGTGCGCCCCATCGCACGGGGCGCGTTCGCTCTAGTTCGTGCAGTACGGCATCAGGACCATTTCGGCGTGGTCTCCGTCCGTGCACGGCTCGTCAAAGACGTTCGTGCATACGGTGATGATGAGTGCGTACAGGTTGACGGTCTCGCCGCCGTACGCTCCGACCCCTAGCGCGATGATCGGGTCGGCGTCGTAAATGTCGCCCATCGTTTGCTCCGTTCGTTCGTTCGGCAAACGCTCAACGGCCACCCCCGCGAACGGGGGTGACCGGAGCGAACGCGTTACCGACGCGCGTTCTTGATGAGTACGTCAGCCACGGACTTCGGGATCGGCCCCCACGGACGCCTATCGTTCGGCACCGTCTTGACCTTCCCACGCGGCCCGTACGACTTCGGCGCCGCCTTGACGAGAGCGGACCAGTACGTGCTACGGAGTTGACCGCGCACGACCTTGCACTCTGCCGTCAGACGTTCGTCGGACCGGATGCCGCGTGCGCGCAAACGCGCGCGTGCGAGTCCAGTCACGTCGTACGATTCACGCACCTTCCGCTTCGGCTTTGCATCGGACGATGCAGAAACGTTCGGCGTCGGTGCGTTCGATTCATCGGACATGTATTCACCTCCTTCCGTGTCCACTTGCTTGCAAACTGGGTCGTTCGTTCGGAAGGTCGGCGCGCGTACGTGACGCTCATGTGCGCCTCTCGTACGCACGTTGACGGCTAGCCCCGCTACTCGGCGGCTCGTCGGTCGGGTTTCCCATTCGTTCAGCGTCTGATCGTACGATCATCGTACACGCGCGTACGCGCGTACGCAAGGGTATGTTTGTCACCCCCGGGGGTGATGTTTCTACCCCGTACGTACGTTCGTACGAACGCACGTTCGTGTTCGCATGGCGTACGTTCGTTCGCACAGCGCACACGCCTAGATTCCGGTGTATTGGCATGATGGGGGGTAGTTGGGACGTGACGGGGGTGGGCACTAATTCGCCCCGTGCTCCCACGGCGCACCTCATTTTTCAGAGTTCCCCCTTGTTCCCCCAGCTAGTCGAGCCCGACGCTCTCACGACCCATGTCCTATGATCTGTGGAGATGCCTCAACCGTTGAGAGCCTTTGTCTTCAATGACTACCGTGGTGGATTGAACACCAGGGATGGACCCTTCGGACTCGACGACAACGAGGCCCAGGACCTCCTGAACATCACGCTGTCGCAGCGGGGAGCGCTGCGCAAGCGGCTGGGTAAGACGAGGTTTGACTTTGATCCTGGTTCTCCTACTTTGCTGGACTTGGCTGCGAAGGCGCAGCATCTCCGGGCGTGGTACCCGCTGACGAACAAGTACTTACTCGCGAGTATCAATGGGAGCATCTACTCGTTCACTACAGGGGGTGTAGGAACACTCAGGGTGACCGGGACGCCGGGGACAGTGTGGTCGATGGAGCAGATGCAGGACTCAGGGGGGACTGAGTATCTGTGGTGCGTGAATGGTGTAGATGCACCCAAGAGGCTCGATGCAGCTCTTGCGGTAACCGCTTGGACGGGTGTAGTTGCAGTTCCTACCACAGCCCATATCCTCCGCGTGTGGAAGAACCGAATGATCTGGGTCGAGAAGGGGAATCTGAGGATCCACTTCTCAGCTATCGGGGACCCGCTGCTGTACGATGCTAACCACTTCATCATCGTGAAGAGCTCGGACGAGGACGTGGAGCCGATTACGTGGTTGGAGGTTCTCGGGGACAATCTCTTGGTGTTCAAGAAGAATTCAGTGTGGTCGGTCTATGCTGAACCTCCGAATCCTGCGTTGAAGCGAATTGGTACGCCGGGGTGCGAGGACAGATTCCAGACTTGTGTAGTGGGGGATAGAGTCTATTTCTGGTCCCGAAATGGGGTGTGGTCCTGCGACGGGACGGCCGCGCCGGATTACGAGACGCAGAACATCGAGAACTACCTGAGGGAGCATCACAACTTCGCCCAGGCGAGTAAGGTGAGAATGTGTAGTTCTCGGGACAGGCGGGTGTTCTTGGCTCTTGCGACGGGGTCTAACACTGAGAACAACATGCTGCTGGAGCTAGCCACGGACATTGCGGAGGAGCAGGGGGGTCAGGCACCGTGGTTGAAGCATAACCTGCCAGTGGCGTCTATGTGCATCTTCAGGCCAGTGGAGACTGATGAGCTGATGGGTGGCGCCTCGAACGCTAACGCTATCCACATCTTGTTCAAGGGCCCGAATGATGACGGGGTCCCGATCATGTCTTTCTGGTGGTCCTCGTGGAAGGCACTGTTGGGGGAGGAGCCGATCGAACGTCTTAGGAGGCTGAATCTGCAGATGGAGGGGCTAGCAACAGTCTCCGTGTACAAGGACTTCTCAGACTCCCCTTCTTTTGTAGCTCAGATCACCACGCCGAATCCAATCGACTATGCGTGGGACGGGGGACCGTGGGAGCCGGGTCCGTGGGAGGAAGCGCCGAGGATCGGGTTCAACCGGGTACGGCCTGAAAGTTTGGCTAGGTACCACTCGTTCAAAGTGTCTAACAACGACATGGCACTACCGATGAACGTGTTTACTGTAGAGATGATTGTCCGGGGGAACGGAGAGCTACATACATGACAGTACTACCGTATAACCCTGCGCCTACAGATCCTCGTTCTGTTGCGGGGATGATGAGCAACTTCGACGTTCTACGGGATGCACTGGACGCTCACTTGGCTGTGCCGGGGGCTGGGTTCGCTGCGGCGGGGAAGAGCATCATCAACACTGCCGAGGTCTGTACGAACGGGGTCTACGACTTCCTCGGGACGGATGACGTGGTGAACGGCATCACCATGCCTACCGATGGTCTGCTGGCAATCTGGTACAAGGCGCAGTGGAGATATGACGGGAACGGTGGGGGCCGGGCGGCCGTGTTCCTGAACAACACTCAGCTACAGATGGCGCACGGGGCGGCGAACTCTCCGAACGTGCAGTCCGCATTTACGGGGGGGACTAGTGGTAAGTATGCAGTACTGTCCACATTTGAGGGTGGGCTGGCGGCGCTCACTGCTCGAGATGATGTGGCGTCTGGTGATGTGTCTACGGGTCAGATTGTAGGCGGGGCGAGCGACTTCACGTGGGACCTGCTAGCTGAGGTCGGCACTGAGGCTGGGACCATCGCGGAGAACACTCGGGTGTATTTCGGTGGTCCTGTGTGGGTGTTTGCTGCTGCGGGGACGTACAACGTGGGAGTAAAGTTCAAGAGGACCGGGGCTGTAGGGGCATCTATCACAGTAAGAAATCGTAAGCTCTGGGTAGCGTCTCTTGCCTTTTAGCCTCCCGCACAAGAGTATCAAGGACCAGGAGACTCGAGAGAATTTCCAGGCAATTGAGTCAGCACTATTTCTCCCGCTGCCTGAGTTTCCTAATGGACAGGGTCCCAGACCACCACTCTCAGGTATATCTCTGTTCGCTCAGGACAACGGGGCAGGTAAGACGAAACTCATGGTCCAGTTTCCCACGGGGTCTGCTGTACAGGTTGGGATAGAGCCGTGATCGTCAAGCCTAAAGCTGTAGAGATCAAGCTCCCGTATCAGCCTCTGCCTAAGCAGAGTGAGTTCCACGGGAGCAATGCGAAGTACCGCGCGTTCGGAGGGGGGTTCGGAAATGGTAAGACCTCGGGAGGATGCTTCGAGGCCTTCATGCTCAGTATGGAGTATCCCGGAACTGAGGGGCTCATCGCGCGCAAGACCAGGCCGGAGCTCAAGGCGACTACGCAAAACGTATTCTTCAAGGGAGGAGGCGGTGATCCGGATCGCGGAGACTGGACTGGCTGTCCTCCGGAACTCATCAGAAAGTTCAACAAGACTGAAGGGCGTCTTGAGCTCATCAATGGGAGTGTCATCCACTTCTGGCCCCTCGACGAACCAGAGAAGTTGACGAACCTGAACCTCGGCTGGTATCTTGTAGATCAGGCAGAAGAAGTGGCTGAGGACATGTTCCTCATGCTGAATGGCCGTCTGCGTAGGCGTAGGTCACCCCGCAAAGGGATGCTGCTGTTCAATCCCAACGGGCACGACTGGATCTACAAAAACTTCCACCCATCGCGGGCCTTGTCGTCTGACCATCACCTGATCCACGCGACTACGCTCGACAACCCGACACTGCCTGCGGACTACATTCAACAGTTCGCCCACTACCCGAAGGCGTGGCGCGAGCGGTTCATGATGGGCTCCTTCGACGTGTTCACTGGGCAGATCTGGCCGGAGTTCAACCCAGACGTCCACATCATCCGCCCGTTCGATATCCCACCGTGGTTCGAGATAATTGAGGGCATCGACCATGGCAAGCGTAATCCGACTGCAGTGCTGTGGGCAGCTTTCGATGAGGCTGGGAACTGCTTCATCATCGACGAGCACTACCAAGAGGGTTGGCTTGTAGGGCGTCACGCAGAGGCTATCCTTCACAAGCGTAGTGTTAGGTGGGGCAGCCCGAACTACACGGTGATCGATGCTTCTGCTGCGGCTGAGGACCCGAACACTGGGAGAAGCGTGATCGATGAGTACTGGGACTACGGTATCAGTACCATGCCGTCTGACCGTCACAAGATGGCGAGGATCAATCGTGTAGCTGAGTGGCTGCGTCTGGACCCTAAGCATCCGCATCCTCTGACTAACGAGTACGCGG